CGCCGCGATCACCACCGCCGCCGCTACCGCCACCGCCGCCACCAGACGGCGAAGACGATTGCCCGGACGACTGCGAACCACCGGTGGACTTCTGTCCGGTGGGCGGCAGCTTCACGTCCATCGCGGTCTTCAGGTAATCGTTCGGCAGGCGCATCAGGTTCGCGCCGGTGTTGGCGTTCGCTAGGGACGCATTGCTCGCGCCGGTGTTGGCCTGGATCGCGGTGTTGTTGACGTTCGCGATCGCAGCGGGGAGCTGCGCGCCGACCTGCACGGCCTCGCTACGCAGACGCTGGCCGGTCGCGATATCACGATCGCGCTGCATGTTCTCGGCGCCGGCGATGTTGGCCGAGTTCTGGACTGCCGCCGCTTTGTCGAGCGCAGCATACCGCCCAGACGACGGATCGATACCATACGAGCGGAGGCTCTCCTCCGCGCCTTTCAGCGCGTTGTCTCCGGCCATGGCCGCGGTGGCGCCGGCCATCCCCATGTTGACGCGCTGGCGGGCGACCGAGTTGTACTGGTCAGCCTCGCGCGCGAGAGAGGCGTTCTGCGGAGCGAAGATATTGTTGTACTGGTTGGTGAGGTTGGTCGACAGCCCCATCATCTGCTGGCTGACGTTGAAGAAGTTGCCGACGGCTTGATCGGTGACCTGCGACGTCTTCGCAAAGACGCCCGAGGCCCAGCTCAGCATCTGCTGGGCCAGCCCGGAAGCGACGCCCGAGATCGAGTTGATGATGTCGTTCTCCGGCGTATGAAGGATGACCGGCTCGGAGCTGGAGAAGCTGCTGCTGGACTGGGAAGACGACGCCATGGCAAAATGCCCCTAAATGTGGTCCCTCACGCCTAGCAGGACCCCCTTAAAGGGTAGTTAACCCACGGCGGCGTCGACCAGAAGAGTGTCGGGGTGGACCCGAAAATCGAACGTTCGATCTGGATCGAAGGTGTTCGTGACGGCAGCGCTGAACCCGACCTGTGTCCCGAGGGCGTCCGGCAAAAACGTGTTGATGACCGCAGCTTTCATATTCTTGATCGTGGCGACGTCAAACCGCTCGATGTCGCCCGTCCCGCTGATCGGATCGCTCGTAAAATAGTGGATGCGGATCCTGAACGGGCTCTTCGGCATCGCGTCATTCAGCTTGATGTAGAGCGCCGCGTTCACGGTTCCGCGGGTGCCGTTGGGGAAACCACGAACTCCGAACCCGGTCAAGCCGGCTCCGGCCAGGGTGCGCAAGGGCGCCTGCATGCCTGCGGTGGTCAGGCGATACGGAGCGGGCTTCAATGTCGACAGCGGGACGTTAAGGTCGATAAGATGAAACCCCGGCGTGCCGCCAGCCTGATCCGGAAAGGACACGTCGACGCTCATCTCGATCCCCGGATCCGCGGAAGGCGTCTTCAGATCAGCAAACAGCGCGACCCAGTTGCTCCCGAATTTCGCGGAGATCAGCTTCTGGAGATAGTCCTCCTCGTAATCGACTGCCATCAGCGGTTCCACGTCCATTTGTTGCCAGTGTTCTTGTCTTTCATCACGAGCTGGTTGATCCGCTCTACCTCGATAAACTGGCTGCGATCGTCCGGATTGTAGACCTTCACGGTCTCAGTCTTTCGACTATCCTCAACCCATGTGGTGCTCTTGTCGGGCTTCGTCTGGAAGTTGTTGATCTGCGTTCCGTTGTCGTCGGTCTGCTGGTTCGTGATGATCTGCAGGATATGACGGATCGCACCGAGCGCGGCGAGTGCGCTCGGCAGATCATGTGCCTGGGGAATTCCCGGCAGGGTGCGAGTACCCGGCTGCGGGATGTTCGCATTCTCCGGGGGGACGTGACAGACCGGGGCGCTCATATCTGTGCCAACGCTTTCACCGAGGTCGCGACTTGGATATTGGAGATGGGCACCCGAGCCTCGATCTCGAACTGCCACGTCTCATACTTGAACCCGGAGAGGATGCGCAGCGTCTCCTGCGGCACCCGGATCTCGCGGGTCGTAACTAGCGTGCCGCGCGCATAGACGCGGATGATGCCGTAGCGATCAGCCGGGAGACTTGCCCACACTGCATCGTTCGTGGGAGCTTCGAGCCGCGTCGCGTTAAGCGCCGGTGTGCCCGGCGGGATAGCGAACCAGATACGCATGGCCTCGAAGTTCTTCTTGCTCTTCTGCTGGAACAGCTTCGATTTCCAAGTGAAGGTCTGCATGACAGGTGCTTCGTCGCCGAAGTCGAAATAGTATACCCCGCCGTTCTGAATGACCAGACCGACGCTTGACCACGGGTCAATACGCACATTGTCCACATTAAATCCATTCGGCCCATTGAGACGACTAAATCCAATGCGGTGACCGCCCGGCTGCGGCCAGATCGTGAAGCTCTGGGCATCAGCGGCGTTAAGCTCGATAGTGAAACCTTGTTGAGCGACACTGGCATCTCCGTTGCGAACGCAACCCATAGCATAGAAGCTCGACGCGAGGAAGACCGCGCGCAGGTTCTTCTGCGGCGTCAACAGACGCCATTTCTCGCGCGTGATCCACCCCTCCGAAGTGTTCTGCACGGTGCCAAACCCCGTCACGAGGATCAGCCCGTTCGGCGAGCAATAGTAGACGCCATCGTTGTTGCCGACGATGCTGCCGCGCGAATGGCACGGCTCGCTGTTCGCGATCTTGGTCGCCGACATCGATCCCGGCGAGATGCCGGTGGCGACATACGGCGCGGCGCTAGTGCACGCGACCACCGACGTACCGGTCACCCCGAGCCCAACGATCGGGTACTCGGACGTGAGCACGTAGCTGGCGGGCCACGCGTGCGGCCGGTATGGTTCGCAGAACCAGATCTCGTTGTCTTTCCACCCGGCGAACATGCCGTTCGGCATCGAGACAAGCCCTTGCAGGTTCTCGGGGGGCGGCGTCCAGAGTTGCGACTGCAGGATGAATTGCGTCACCACCACATCGTCGCCGATGTTGTCGACATAGTTCTCCAGTGTGACGTCTTGCTCCGCCACAAAATAATACGTGGTGGCCCCGGTCTGCGCAGTGACAGACCGATAGATCCTGGTCTTCGTAATGTTGCGGGTCACGCCCATTTGGTCGGGTGGCGGCGTGAACAGGCCGATCGTCCACGTGCCGTTGCTCCACCCGGTAAGGACCGTCGCCGGCGATGGAGCGCTCTCCTCGTCGTATTCGGTCAGGTAAGTGTAGACATAGCTGCGCGCTTCGAGCAGCGAGGACGACGTGCCGTCGCCGGCCAAGAGCAGCTCGGGTCGTCCCGTCGTCAAGTTCGTGATGACCGGCGCCGGACCATTCGCAAACGTGTTGTTGCTGATGACCGCTGACGTGCCGGTATCGTTCGCGCGCTGAAACTCCAGCGCACTGTCAGACATAAAGCCGATCCAGTAGGGCGTGTTCGCAAGCAACCCGGTCGGGTTCTGGAACGCCAGGGTAAGCTCCTCATCGACAAAGGCACCCGTCACAACGACGCTCGTGTTGAGCAGCGTGTCGGGGGCGCCTCCATCGTCGCTGTAGAGCACGGCAGCGAGGCGAGCAAACTCGTTATCCGTTTTCGGGGTGATGCGGATCGCGTCGAGCGACGTCGCGCCGTCCGGCGTGATCGGGATCAGATAGATCGTGTTCGCGCCCGGCGTGAAGTTGTTCGGCGAGCTACCGTTGGTGAACCCGAAGGTCACCGAGTTGCCGCCGCCGGAAACCTCTACTGTGGGCGCACAACCGGGGGCCGGCACGCCGAGGAGCCATGCGGGGTCGCCGTTCTCGATCCGGGCCCGAGTATTGTATTTCGGGGTGACAGAGGATGAAGCGAAGTAGTAGCGGTCAAAATTGTCATCCACGACTGGAGAGCGCAACACATCAGTGTCAGGGTCATCGAACTCCAACCAGATGCTATCTCCTGTAATGGAGGCATCGAAGGATAGATTGGTGCCGCCCTGGAACGTGGTCGTCGCGACCCCGCCGACGGTGCGCCATTCAAGGCGAGCAGCATTGGCGGCGGCAACGAGGGTCGAGTTAAATGCAGCGCCGAAATCAGGGGCAAAGACATGGATGCGCGGGAAGTCAGTCGCGAGAATGTTCGTGGTGAGCGGCTCGTGCTGGTTGATCGCCGGATTGCGGATCGTACCCACGCCGTAATTCGTGCCAGCATTGGTGTTCTCCCCGTTGTCGGCGGTGAAGGCCTGGAACAAGTTCGTGACCGCGGTGACATCGCTCGCGCCGATGAACACGTCATAGGCAGCTTCCACGACGTCACGGAAGGTGTAGATCTCCTCGCCAAGCGTCACCGTGTCGCCATCCACGGGCTTGGCGAGCACGTAGATGACAGCCTCGGCGAGGTTCTCTGTGATGCGCGGCAGGCGATAGGCGAACTTCGACGTCGCGTTCAACATCGTGTAGAGCAGCTTCGGCGTGCGCCAACCAGCCAGATCGCCGTTGAAGAGATAGGCGTTCAGGCAGTTGGCGGCTTGGCCTTCCGGAATAAGCTGGTCGCTCCACCCCGGCAGCATCCCGCCGAACTGGTTGAGCTTAAATGCGTCCGGCGTTGTCTGCGACTTCGGGGCTGGCATGTAGTCCTCACGAGGCGATAGGCCCCATCTTCCCCGTCATCGGGTCCGGAACCACGTCGTTCGGACGATGCACCGGATTTATGAACCCTTCGTTAGGGTCCTTCGTCGGCACGGGGCGGCTGGCCAGCTGAGCAGCGGCCTTCTGCTGGGCCCGCCGGCCGGCTTCCAGCTCGGCTTCGAGAACCGACATCTGGCGTTCGGTCCGCGGCGGCGGAACGTATTCCGGCTTCTTGGTCCGCTCGGCGTGCTGTCGCAGCTGTTCGAGCAGCACCTCGCGCCCCTGGGCGGCCAGCCCGATGATCGAGACTTCTTGGCGAGCGCCACGTTCGGCTTCCGCCTGCTGCCGGTCGATGATCGCCTTAACGCGGGCGGCGTTGACTTCTTCGGCGGCTGCCATTTCCTTCGCCGTCGGCCCGGTCGGTTCCTGGACGGCTTCCACTTTCGGTTCCGCGCTCTGCGGCGCGGTCTGATCCTGAGCTAGTTCCATACTCGTCTCCTGAATAGGCGCGTTGGGTTCCGCCGGAGGCTGCGCGCTGGGCTCCGTGGTCTGCACGTTGCGATCGCCCCTCAGTGAAAGGAGCGGTCTGTTTTTGCGTGACATAGGGCTTTCTCATTCGTTGTTGACGCGCTTGATGACGGCGCCGGCGATGCTCATGCCGGTGCCAGTGACAAAGATGCCGCTGATGATAATACCGGCCCAGCTTCCTACAAGCACATCTTCAATACCCGGGGTAAACCCATAGACGCCCCAGATAAACTTGTGAACGATCTTGTCCCAGACGATAGCCTTGTTGAAGTAGACGATCAACGGGAAGGCGAAGCCTCCAACGACGAACTGCAGGAAGCGCGAGCTGGCGACGGCATTGAGCCAGCCAATCTTGGTCTGGTTGTTAATGGTCTCGGCGCGGATCGCTTCGACCGCCACCTCTTTCGTCACGCCCATGCGTTTCGCATACATGTCGGCCTTGGTGTCCATCCACTTCGTGGAGATCACCTCGACCAGCTTCCCGATGCCGGGGAGCATACGCAGGAGCGTGAAGACGAAGCCAGGGATCATTGCGAGGCGTCCTTGAAGAGGCTGCGAAGACGAGCGATGATCGTGATGGCGGAGATGATCATCATCGCGATACCGAGCACCTTCGGATTGGCCTGCAGGGTCTCGGTCATCTGCTGTCGAAATTCCGGATCGCCAAGGAAGCTCGCGATCGGATCAATCCACTGCAGGAGCTGCCCGACGACCTGGAACGCATACGACCACGCCATGGTGGCGGACTTGCCGCACAGCGCCCAGACCTTCTCCCAGAAGCCATCGGCTTCCGCGTAGAACGTGGCAAAGTGCTGCTTGAGCAGCGGACGCGCAAACAGCACGTAGGCGACGATGAGACCCGGAAGGGTCAGAAATACGAACGAGATCATTTCGGTTGCTCGCTTCCTGCGTCATCGGTCGGCGTGATAATCGTCGGCTGCTCTGCAGCGGCCTTGGCCGCGTCCGACTTGTGCTTGAAGTGCCAGACCACGACGATGACGACGGCGACAGTGACGCCGATTGCGAGTGCGACAAGCGGGCTGAAACCGGCCTGATGCGCAGCTGCAGCTGCGGAGCCACCACCAACCGCGGCGCCGGCGCTCTTCTTGGTTGTCTGTGCGGCGACGACCTTGAACACACGACGCTGCGCTTCAGCGTACTGGTCGTCGGTCGCCGGGATCGGCTTGCCCGCTTCGTGGGACGCCTGAACCTTGAGGAACTTCATTCCGTTCGGGCTGCGCCAGAATGCGTCGTTCATGATGGTGTTCTCGTCCATCTCGGGAATGCGGGCCTTCACGTGGGCGATGTAGGATCCGACATTGTTGCCGCCCGACCACGTGCGGATCGCGTCAGCAAAACGCTTGTTCTTGTAGTTGGGGGACGACCGCCACAGATCTAGCTGCGCGGCGATGCCGTCGACCCAGTTGTCGAAAATCGCGATCTTGTTACCATGGCCACCGCCGCCCTGCCCGGTGCCGTCCGAAAGGTACTGCCACTTCGTCGAGCCCCACTTCGTCGCGGTTGCACCGGGCCACATGGCGCCCGGGTTCATGAATTGGATCGCAGCGGGGATGGAGTAAATGCGCTTGATATGAACTTCGGCCATTGGACATCCCATCGTTAGGGGGCAGTGACGAAGAACTCAATCGTGTCGTTCTTGATCTCACCGCGGCTGTTTACGATTTGCACGTCCAAGGTAAAGATTTCGTCTACGGACCCGCCCGACATCATGAACACGAGTTCGTTAGACGGATTGACGACCGGCGTCCCGATCGTGACGTCGGTTACCGTGGCGGTAAACTCCGGGGCGAGCACGACCGTTCCCGACACCAAGCTCTCACCCGGCAGGAGCCAATTGTCGTACTCAACCACATATCGGATGTGGTCACCGGCGCCGTGCGCTCTGCGTCCTAGAAGCATCGCAATCTCCTACTCTCTACGCCAGTATATGGTCTTTGTTAAGCCCACGTGAACTTCACACGGCCGGCGCGGCCGGCACCACCGGTGTTACCAAAAATTGAGACCGCGGTGCCGCCAGCTCCAGCGGCATAAGCAAGAGAGGCGCCGACCGCCGGCGAGCCGCCAGCTCCGAACGTATAGACCGATTTGGAATAGCCACCACCGCCACCGCCAACCGTATGGAAAGCACCGTCAATATTCGGAGCGCCGCCGCCGCCGGGTACCGTGCCAGTCGAAGGCGTGGTGGTGGCGTTCCCGCCGCCATTGGCCGCGCCGCCGCCCACATCGTCAGATCCAGCAGTGCCGGTGGTGTTGGTGGTATTGCCCCCGGAAGCCGTACCGCCTGCAGCAGTGCCAGACGCCACTCCAGGACCACCTGCACCGCCGTTTGCCGTCATGCTCAGGGTGCTGCTCGACGAAGCTCCGCCAGCGTTACCCGCTTGACGCGCGAACGAACCAGCGCCCTGATCCTTTACAGCAGCAGACGAACCGCCGGCGCCCCAGATCTCGACGGTCAATGTGTTGTAGGCCGGGACAATAAAATTCCCCGACGTGCCGTCGAACGTCGAGGAACCGGGAGTGACGGCGGTGCCAAACGTTATAAGCAGCGCGGCGATGGGCATTAGGTCAGACCCGTTCCATTGATGATCCACTCAGTCGCGGTAATCTTGAGCGCGGTCGCGATACCGTTGGCCGCGAGCGTGCGGCTACCAGTCGTCCCAGCTCCAGCAAGACGCATCGTGTCAGACGTGATCGCGATCGTGATAACACCAGCTCCATTCTGGTTCACGAACGTGAGGACCGTGCCGACGAGGTAGGGCACATTCGCATTGCTGTCGATCGTCCAGGTACGCGCCGTCGTGTCGGCTGACGGATGAATTATCGCACCACCCGCATCGGCAGCCGTCGTCGTGTACGCAGCCGACTTCAGATTGGGCGTTAGTATCGTACCGGGTGTGACAAGGGCATCGTAGAAGCCACCGAGAAACTCGCCCGACGCATTGCCTGGGAAGTAATTGAGGTTCGTGGTGCTCGTGTAGATCGCTCCACCACGAGACAATAGGTAACGTGCCCCCGTCGCCGAACCGCTAAAGGTAAGTCCGATCGCAAAGAAGGAAGCATGCGACGGATTGACAACGACGAAGTACGCGAAAGCGGGAGTACCCGTCAACGTGATAGTGCTGCCGTTGAGATAAACGACATAGCCATTGACAATCGCGTGGATCGCCGCGCCGCCGGAGATCGTGAAGTTACCAGTAGATTGAATTGACGAGAAGCCTTCACACCAGATATGCGCTGTTCCAATCGCGCCGAACTCGATACCCTGGAACTTGATCGCACCACCATTAAGGGTGTGCAGACCATAGCCGCTCGGCGATCCGGTGTTGTTAAGGAGCTTCATGTCTTGCACGAGCCACAGGCCAGACCCGTCGTTGTCGATGCACTTGTTCGCACCGGTCACCGAGATAATCGTCGTCGCTCCGACGCCCTTAAGAATTGGCGCCTTGGACCCCAAGACCTTCGGCAGGATGACAGGCGTGGTCCAGGTCGCGGCATTGACGGTGACGGTCAGCTGCCAAGTGCCGCAATCCAAAGATCCGGCAACCAGCATCGCATGCGCGATCGTCAAGAACGCGCCGCCCGCGCTGTCCACCAATCCGGTATTGCTGTCGTTGCCATCGCTTCGAACGAAATACGTCGTGTCCGCGGTGAGCGCAGTCCGGGAGCCTGACCCCGTTGCGCCGGTAGCTCCAGTCGGTCCCGTCGGTCCGGTCGGGCCAGTCGGTCCTGTCGGTCCGATGCCAGTCGGTCCGGTCGGGCCAGTCGCGCCCGCTCCCGTTGCGCCGGTTGGACCCGTCGCCCCAGCGATACCAGTCGGTCCGGTCGGACCTGTAGCGCCTACACCGGTGGCGCCGGTCGACCCAGTAGGGCCCGTCGCTCCGGTTGCTCCAAGATCGCCGGTCGGTCCGGTTGGGCCAGTCGCGCCCGCTCCCGTTGCGCCAGTCGGACCGGTTGCACCTTGCACACCGGTTGGGCCCGTCGCGCCATCAAGGCCGGTCGGACCGGTCGGTCCCGTGGGGCCCGGGATAAGCGAGGCCGGCCCCTGCGAACCGGTCGGTCCGGTGTCGCCAATGCCAGACGGGCCCGTTGGTCCGGTGTCACCTGTCACGCCTAGGCCAGTCGGACCGGTCGCTCCGATGCCAGTCGGTCCTGTCGGTCCGCCGGCGGCGCCGCCTGGACCCGTGCCACCGGTGGCGCCGGTGGGACCAATGATTGAGAGCATCAACCCAGTATTGCCGGCATTGTTGACCGTGCCGCCGTTCGTCACGATGTTGAATTGAATGTGGTCGTACCGAAGCTCCGCGCGCGAGGTCGACTGAGCGAAGACCACGTTGAACTGATCATCGAGAAAGCCATTGCTGACATAGTAGTGAAATCCGCGGTTATCGGCGTCGATGACAATCCCGTCACAGATGGCCGGGCCGCTGTCGACGGTTGCGACGACACCGCTCAGCGTCTCGTCATCGGCGAGCCAGAAACAGTCGACATGATAGCGGATGCGATCACCGACGGATTGGACGTGTGTTCCGATCAACATGTTACGTCCTTGACGGCACGGAGAAAGTTTTGTCCGCCGGCTGCACAGCCACATCCTTCAGCTGCGGCGGAACAGCAAACGGCAGCTGACGCGGAGGAACCGTGAAAACAACGCTCGTCTGCACGGCCATCAGATCGCCACCTTCAGCACCACCGTCACCCGCGTCATCGTAGCAACGCTGTTGACATTGAAGCCAAAAATATCGCCCGACGAGAACGCCGTCGTCCACCCGGTGAGCGTGCTGTCCGTCGACTTCTTCGCAGCGGAAATCGTCGGCGGTGCGCTCGCAGTGATCTTGTCCGCAGCGGCCGGATGCGTCGGCGGATCAAACGCGGCATAGGTGGTCTTGAAGATGTCGACCACGATGGAGCCCGTCTGGTCCCCCAACAGCGTCGCCGACAGGATCGTCCCCGCGCGATCGACTTGCTGGTAGCCCTTGATGCCGGTCGTGATCGTCGAGCCGTTGCCGTCGATGGTGTGGACGATATCGACAATCTGTGAAGGTCCAGTAGGTCCCGTGTTGCCCGTCGGACCCGTCGGTCCGGTGGAGCCTGGGCTCGGGCCCGTCGGTCCGGTAACCGTAGACGCGTCGCCGGTCGGTCCGGTCACGGAGTTGCCGGCGGGGCCGGTGTAGCCGGTCAAGCCACGCGGTCCGGTGACGCCAGTCGGTCCGGTCGAGCCCGCGCCAGACGGCCCGGTGTGGCCGGTCGGTCCAGTCGATGCGGCGGCGCCGGACGGTCCCGTGTTGCCAGTTGGTCCCGTCGGGCCGCCGGATGGACCCGTAGGGCCACCAACGACGACAACCGGTCGAGCCGAGATCGGGGCGGGCTGGTTGACAGTGACCGTCATCTCAAACCTCCGTCACGCCCTGTTTCACGAACAGGCGTCCTTGCATCAGCAGGGTGATGACGTCCGGAGTTGGAGCCGGGTCGATCATCACCAGATCGTAGACGTATTCGCCAGCAGGTAGGGCAGCTTGCAAAGCGGCCTTGTCGACGTTGAGGTGCAGAACGCGCAGGGTCACATCGTCGACCACGATCTCGCCGGCGCCTGACGTCAGCTCCAGCAGCGCGACGGTATCGTCGCGGCTCGCCTTCACTTCCATCTCGAACGTCATCCCGGTGAAGCTCCACGACGTATCGGTGGCGTCGTCGAACTGAAACGCATCCTGCAGGGTCGCGTTTCGGGAAGCGTAGATGTCCACACAAGCGGCGGTCTGGGCCATCAGAAGGTCCTCTCATTCGTGCTGCCGGTCGAGGGGATACCGCCGCGCTGGGTGTTGGATCGGAACTGCTGCGGGAAGCGCCACGCCTGCGCTCCGTTGGTGTTCGCGCGCATCTTGCTGACGCGAGCCCGAGCGATCGCATCTCGGAAGCGTTTCAGGTGGTAGGCCCCTTGCACTTTGTCCGAGTAGCTCTTGCCCGGCTGCAGCATCATCTTGCCGAGCAAGCCATCGAGCAGACCGACATGCCAGATCGGAAGGAGCCAATCCGGGCCGAGCGGGATCGCGTTCTTGTCCGTCGGCAGGGAGACGTTCGTCACAACGACAGCGACATAGGTCGCCGCGGACGACGGTGCGCGCTCCAACACGACAGTGCCAACATCGGGCATCAGCGCGGGGATGAAGATGCCAGCAGGGAGCGCATTGATGTTCGAGGATCCCTGCGCCGGCGGCGGGGTCGTCACGCCGACGAGACGGATCACCTGCCCTTCGTTCACCTGCAGGGGATACTCAGTGCGGGTCGGGATCGCGTTGATCTGCACGTCCTGGGTCCAGGCCGAGCTGTCATTCAGAAACTCGCTGCAGACGTCGTAGAGCGCGCCCTTGAGGCCCGCGTCGGACGAGCCCACAAGCGTGACCCGGGCTTGGTTCATCAGCTGATCAAAGTCCTGCTTGGCGATGGGCATTAGGCTGCTCCCTGCTGCGGCGGCGCCTGCGGGGTCTGGCTCTTGCCGACGAGGAGCGCGCTGAAGATCCCCATGAACTGCGCAGCGCGCGCGTCCTGGATATCCTCTTGATCGCGTTCGAGCGCGTGTCCGACCATGCCGTGAAGGAACGCCAGCCGGAACTGCTCCTCCATGACCAGCTTGGTCCCATCCTTAGCCTGGAAGGACTGCACGCCGGTGACGCCGTAGTTCCGGTTGTAGACGAATAGATCGGGGCGCAAGCGACGACCTTCGAGCAGCGTCACGTTCATGGCGACGATCAGACTGGGATCGTCATAACGGTACGGCGCGATCGTATCCTGCAGGAGGGTCCGACCATCGTTGATGTAATCGTCGATCGTTTCGAGGGCTGAGGACATACGGCCACCACACACAAAAGGGCCCCGGAGCATTACCCCCAGGGCCCTTAAGCATTGGTTTACGGCGCCGATTACGAGTTCGGCGTGACCTGTGCCTGGACGAGCGCCTTGCCGTCGACGACCTGATAGCCGTAGACCTGCAGGCCGCGCAGGATCTGGCCGAAGGTCAGCTCGGACCGGAGGGTCTCGACCTTGCTGATCTGCGACGCGAACGTCAGGCCGTGAGCGTGACCCGCGAAGATCGGCCACTCACCGGCGTTGAAGTTCGTGCTGTCGGTGCTGTTGTTCGGCAGGAGGTTGGAGATGTAGATCGTGAACCGATCCACCATACCCAGCCGGCCGTTGCGCAGCATCGACACGCTGTCACCCGAGAGGTACGCCTGACGCAGCTCGGACTGCTTGATCATGCGGCCGGCCCACGAGGGCATGACCACCCAGCGGCCGACTTCCGGGATGTTCTGCTCATCGAGCACTTGGCCCATCCGCATCAGAACGTCGAGAAGCTCGACATCGCCGACGCCCGGGTTCTTGGAGACCACCGAGAGGGGGGTGCCCTGAACGCCGAGATTGATGTTGCCGGTGATGATGCCGGCCGCGGTACCGCGGTTTGCTGCCGCCATCTGGTTGACGATACCGTCGAGGACATCGCTGTCCACGGTGATCTTCAGCTGCTGCGCCGCGTCGTCCGACCACATGGAGAGGACATTCAGATCGCTCTGGATCTCCATCACGTCGTCGAGGATCAGCGAGAAGTATTTGCCGTTGCCGATATACAGCTCCACGGTGCCGCCGGTCGGGCGGTCGAGCCCGAGCAGACCGTCGGACTTGTAGTCGTGGATCGAGATCGTCGGCTTCGTGCGGATCTTGACGCGATCGCCCTTGTTCTTGATCTCGCCCTCGTAGTCGGTGTTCGAGATCGCGGCCAGGACGGTCGACGCGTAGAACTTCTCCACGAGCTTGCCCGACCAGATCTCCGGGATGAAACCCGTCGACTGGAGCGAGTTGCCCGAGCTACCGGTGGGATAGATCGCGGGGGTGGAGCCCGACGTTGCGCCGGGGAAACCTGCACTGGGAATGGACATGGCCAAGGCCCCTTATCGTTTAGGGGCCTGTGCACATGTGTGTCATCGAAGCCCCCGGATTACCGGATGCGCCCTTCCCGCTGAGCCGCGGTGAGATCGTTTTCGAAGGCCTGGGCTTCCGCAGCGCGGTGGGCCCAAAGTCCTCGGCGTTTCTCATCGTAGAACCGGGTGATGTCGGCGCGTGAATAGATCGGCTTCTCGGAGGGCACTTGGCTGTCGCCAGATGCCGGCCTTGCCCTGCCGGGGGACGCGAGGGTCTCCAAACTCACTGCAGGGGTTCGAGGAGCGATCTGTTGGGTCTGCTGCTCGACCTGCGCGGCTGAAGCCTGTTGGCCCGTGGCTGCTGCTTCCGCGAGGAAGTCTTTGAAGAGAGCGATCACTTTCGGGGCTTCCGCGCCGTCGACCGCCGCCTTCAACATGTTCCCACGTATCTGACCAGTGTAAACGTTTGGTAAACGCAGCCACCCCTTGAACTGCGGCGACACGTTGAGCCCCCGCCAATTCGGGATCTGCGCATCGAGCGCGGCAAACAATTCCCGCTTACTGGTCACCTGCACGCGCTGGTTCAGGCGCTGGTTATCGGCCCGCAATTGTTCGAGTTCTGGGGTCAACGTTTCGCGCGCGGCGCGGCGCGCAAGCTCAATCAGTTCGTCGCCGTAGTTCTCTCGGTCCTGCTCCGTGATCAAGTTTCCGTGACTTTGGGCGTGAGCCGGTTGCTGGGACGTCACCCCCTGAATGTTCGCAAGCATCTCCTGCGTTCGGATCAGCTCAGCGCCCATCTGGCGCATCTGCTCTTCCATCCCGGCGTTCGATCGTACCTGGGCGTTATATCGCCCCTGCATCGAGAGGAAACGATGGCGCCATTCGTCCGCGGAGACGTTCTGCTCGGCGGCCGGCGTGGCTGAGTGCTGTTCCGCTGCGGCAGCGGCAGCATCCGGCTGGTTTCCCGGGTCGGCGCCGGCGCGAGCCGCCAGCTCCTGGGCCGTTGGCGTGGCAGCTGCCGTGGGCTCGGGGGCGGCTGCCGGCTCGGGGCGAGACGGGGGTGCTTCGTAGATCTGCTTGTGCATGGCCTCGGCGGCTGCCGCGGCGGCCTTAACGTGATCCGGGACGCGCACATTGGGATCGGCAGAGAGCTGGGTGATGTTGGGGTCGGCCTGGAAGCTGTCGTTGGTTGACATCTAGTAACTCCTTGTGCGCTCAGGCTTTTCAGGCTGAGGGCGGCTGGGCGGGTTGGGGGGTAGGACGTTGGACGTGGCACTCCCGGAATACCTTCAGGAGATGCAGGAAGGCCTTCGCGCGGCCCTGGGCCACGAGAATTTCGTGTTGTTCGGCCGCGGTTACCGCCACGGTAACTTCGGTCGCGTAGGCGTCGAAACACGCCACAAACGCCTCCCACTCGCGCGGGGCAGCGATCTGCAGGGAGTGGGCGTAATGCCGGAGAACTTCAGTGGGGGACGGCGTGGTGGTCAAGCGATACCGTTTCCGCTCCAGTGTCCCGATCCAAGGCCGTCAGGCGGAGGGGCCGGTCGCTGGGGCTGTGCCATGGGGGTGGCTTTGCCGTAGGACTGGAAACTGGCCGGGCCGCCGCCCGAGGCGGCTCCGGGCAGGGCACGCTGGCTCGATCCCTTGTTCGGGGACGTATGCAGGGAGCCCTTCTTGGAATGCGGCGCGAGCGGGGTCATGTCTTTCTTGAACATCAGATGCCTCCCAGTCGCGAGTTGCCGGCACTGGATCCGAACGGGTTCGGGCTCAATGACACCGGCTCTTCGTCAGGCTTGCCGTAGTCGCGCGTGTTCTTCAAGCGCGGCTTCGGCGCTGCACCGGATGGTCCAACGCTCGATACAGACCCCGGCTTGGGGACCGATCGTGGTGCGCCTGGACCACCAGATGAAATTGTCCGCTTCATCAGCGGGCGCTGGTAATGCCGGCCTGAGCGGGCTGCGAACCCGCGTAACCGAACATCTTGCCCGAGCCGCCCTTGGCGAACTTCTCGCCGGGACCGCTCTTGTCGCCCTTGTCCGTGGTGCCGGACGGCATCTCGGCCGCAGCCTGCTCGCCGAACATGTGGGTGGTGCCGCCCTTGGCGAACTCGACATTGTGCTCGGACTTCTTGGTGAAACCTGCCATCGGTGTAGCTCCTGGATAAAAATCCGTGTGGAGCTACACCTAGCCGCTGGCCGTTAAAGACTACTTAACACCGATGATCAGCACTTCCGGTTTCGTCGGCAAGAGGCCGACGTCTGCTCCAGAGAAGCCCCGCACGCGAGAGAGGATCCCGCGATCGACATCACCGGAAACTTTCTCCGGCCCGACGTCTTCCATGAAGTAGTGACCGCCCGGCAGCATCCACTCCGCCAGCTGGTTCATCAGTTGGATCTGCGGCTCCGGGTCGTGCACAGCGTCGTCGACGATCATATCGAAGCGACCGTCGGACCCCGGCCCAGGTCGAGCGAAATGAGTGAGCACCTCATGAAGCGCAGCCGGATCATACGCGTCGACGCGCGCAGTGCGGATGCGCTCTTGGTCGTTGAAGATAAATCTCTCGTCGATGTCGACGCCGTAGATCTGCGCGTTCGGAAAGAAGTCTCGCCAGACGAACAAGCTGGCGCCGACCACGTTGTTGGGGATGTCGCGGAAGCCACAAATGCCGACTTCGAGAACACGACGGACATGAAAGCGCGCCGGCCCCATCAGAGCCGCGTAGAAGGGCGTGTAGCCCCAGATCCCTTTGTCAGTGCCGTACTTCACAAACAGCTCGGCGAGATAGTCCTCGTTACTTTGCAGGCGCATCGGTAATCTCCAAGTCGGTGAACATGCTGCCGTTGTGGTCAGCTTTGTACCAGTGGATGGGGGCCTTGAACGAGCGCGATTGTTCAACACGGGCCCACGTGTTGACTTCCCACTCTACATTGCGGGTGGCCGAAATATGCTGGCGAGCAGCCACACGACAGGCATAGTCAAAGGCGTCGACCATGCGGCGAGGCACAGCAATAACAGACCCGCAAAAACGCCAGCACGGATACGCTGCCTCAATCGCAAGCGGCTTCTCCCAACACCCGGGAGCGTAGATCGCCTTGTCATCCAGCTTCTCCATGAACTCGTAGATCGCTTGGTTGGTCACCCCCGGCAACCGAAAGATGCCGTAGTCGACCCACACCAGAATATCTGCGCTTGGATCTTCGTCAGCCGCCTGCACGAGCCACGACGTCTTCTGGTGATTGACGCAGTGGTAGATCGTGGTGTTCTTCGCCGGATTGTCGTGCTCCGACGGGCGCGGCGTAAACGGCAGGCCCTTGATATATTTGGCCATCCACGTGTCCTGAAAGGACATATAGAAGGCCTTCTTCGGAACAGGGACCGCGCTTAGACGCTCGCCGAGGGCGCCGTATTCAGCCGCTCCGCGCGGATGTTCGGGGATCGGGATGTACCCGGTGACGAGTTTAGCTTTCATAGAATTTCCAGAGCAAGGATGACACTTCTGACGCCTCGATCGTAGCCACATAGGCCTCAGCGTCGCGAACGCCGAACGAGATCAGAAGTTTTCCGTTGGGGTGGAGCGCGAGACCGGAGCAGAACTCGATCTGACGTTCGAAGAAGACGAACGGCAAACTGAGGCGTTGCAGCTTGCCGTCCATCCCGAACCACGCGAAGCGATGCCAATAGGTGCGCTTGCCCGTGCTCGGATCATTGCTCGCCTCGTGAGTGACCGCGAGGAAGCCGGAATTGAAGGGGATCAGCTGCGATGACCCACTGATGTCGCCAACACGCAGCTTCGTCTCGTGCTTGACGACTGTGCTCGGGCAATCGGTACCAATGATCTTGTCGAGCCGATAAACAAACCGCGGAGACATGAACGACGAAGACGGCATCGGCATCCAGTTCTTCTCGTAGGTCGTCTCGTCGGATACGACGCGCCAATCCGTGGACACATCGATGTACGACGTGTCGCGGGGATTATAGTGGAGACGGCCGACTGCGATCTGGCAGACACCGGCGGCGGACTGCTCGCGCACGGTCGCCGAGAAATGCAACTCGCCGCAGTAACGCCAGAGACGGATATCTTCTAGGCCGGTCACCAGACTAAACTTCGGAGCGGGGCGGTTCCACAGAACCTCGGCGGCGTTGTGGCAGTCAAACGTGTGCGGCTCCAGGTGGACGACGAAGTTTCTCGTGTCGATCGCCTCGCCGCCACCGTGGATGATGTAACGGCCGGCGTCGTCCATCTGATAGTTCACACAACGGATGTTGCACGTGATCAGGCCGTCAGTCACTTCCACCGACGGGTTCATCGCATGGTAGCCGTGCGGCGGAATGAAATCCAGCTTGGTGGCCTCAAAAGACGGGCAGTGCTGGCCCAGCGGCTTCGTGAACCAGAACAGGTTGGAGCGAGCACTCCAGTAGTGTTCCGACGGGCACGAGGGATCAAGCACGAGATCATTCGTGACAGCGAACGCCCGCGATCGCTCCGCCTCGGAGTAATATCCAGCGATCGCAAATTCGTAGCGCAGGCCATGGCTGTAGACAAAATCATTGACGAAGAGAAGATCGCCCGGACGCTTGATATCGATCCCGGTTTTGGCAAAGACCAGCGCGGCAGCGTTGTCGCCACCCTCACGATAATGCTTCGCGAGATCGTAGAGCGGCTCCGCGCGCGAAGGGCGGAAGTTGTAGGCGGCAAGGGTCTCCGCGACGAAGCCGTCTATATCGCCGAGCGAACGCTTGCACGCTGCGCGGTTCATCATCGCGCTGTGGGTCTCTTCGTCCCAGCCGCCCATGTCGATGCGCCGGGTGTAGGCTGTGATCGCCTCGGCCGGCTTTCCCCAGTCGCGATACGTGTTTCCGAGATAGTACCAACCACGACCGTTGTCCGGGTGTTCTTTCAAATCGGCTTCCAGCAACTCGGCATCGCGGGCGAATTTGTTGACCCGGTTGGAGCCATCCGCATGATCGAGGAAGCGAGCGCCGGTGATCATGCCGGCAGCGGGGATGTCAATGTATTCGTGCGTGACGCCGACATACGGCGGTGCGCCCCAGTTGAGATTAACGATGCGGCGGTTGCCGTAGGAAACAGCCCCGCCTTTCTGCATCATGTCATAGGACATCGCGTTGGCGTCGAGGGCGTAGAGAGCGTCAAACGCCTTCGGATCATCGACGACAAGCTCCATGTCGGCATCCATCAGGAGCGCGAACTGACACCATACCTTGCCGACGTTCACATCTTTGGCCCAGCGAAACGCGTCGTTGCGAGCCTGCGAGAAATTTTCGAATGTGCCATCCGAGATCATCGCCAATACGCCGTGCTCCAGGCAGACGCGCTTGATGATTTCTTTGGTGTCGTCCGTCGATCCAGTGTCGACGATCGCGGCAAATTTAACGTAGGGGAGAACAGATCGGAGGCAGCGCTCGATACGCGCGGCCTCATTCTTGACAATCATGTTGAGGCACAAAGACGGCTTTGGCATTTGAGCTTCCTCGGTTGGGGTCGAGGAGGATACTGTAGCTCAGCCGTTCGAGATGCGCAAGCAATTTGCGCCGGTGCATCCAGGCAGGCGCCAGACGGCGCCGTTGATATGCGGGTTCTCGGTCGGCGGGGACCAAACGTTATCCTCGACCGGACCGGGATGGCCAATCGTGCCACGACGCCCGGTGATACCAGCATGGCCAGTGTTGCCCGTGGCCGAGTTCGGCCCGGTGGGGCCAGCTGGTCCGGTCGACGATCCGGTCGGACCCGTGTCTCCGGTCGGACCCGTCGCATTGCCATTCTGCGACGCGCTTGCGAGCGGCCCGAGCGGACCTGGGCCACCTTGATAGCCGGTGCTGCCAGTCGGACCCGTCGGGGCATTCGGACCAGTAGGTCCAGCCCGCGTCGGACCAGTGAAGCCAGTCTGACCCGTGACACCGGCACCGGCAAACGTCGGACCTGTGGGACCAGCTGCTGCGGCAGCGGGCCCGCGAGGACCCGGCACCGCTTTCGCGTTGACCAGATCGACGACGAGCTTCAGCGTCACCGGGATCTGGTTATCGTCGTAGGTGTCGTGCGTCGCGATCGGCGGCGACGGGACAATCGGAGGAACACGCGTCATGATCGTCTCCCTGTTAGCCGGCCGAGACGGTCAGCACGCCCGAGTTATTCCAGACCTGCCCGCTGACATGCGGATCGGACGAAGGCGGGACGATGATGCTCGCGATGGTCCCCGTGGGACCGGTCGCGCCCGTGGGACCAGTCGCGCCAACGGCGCCAGTCGGACCCGTTACGCCGGTTCCCGTCGGACCAGTGCGACCCGTCGCGCCGGGGCTCGGGCCAGTCGCTCCGAGGGGGCCGGCCGGACCGGTGTTACCTTTTCCCGTCGGTCCCGTGGGACCAGTGATGCCTGCGGCGCCCTGCGGGCCAGCGGGGCCTTGAACCACGCTGTTTCCGGTCGGGCCGGTCGCTCCAGCCGCTCCGGTGGGGCCGGTCGCTCCGCGCGCGCCAGTCGACCCGCCGGTGGGGCCCGTGGCGCCGGCGGTGCCGGTGGGGCCCGTCGGACCCCCAAGATTTCCTGCGTTGATCGCGTCGACCGCCTGCTTCAGAACGGGGCCGAGCATGTTGCGGTCATAATTGCTGCTGGACAGAATGGTCATCTCGATACCCCTGACAGGCGGTTGCCTGTTCCTCTCTATGTTGGAAGCGTAACTAAGTGCTTAAGCCGGGCCCGTATAGCCCGTCATGATAACAGTTTTGAACGTTCCGGTCGGAGCCGCGGCATAGGCCAGGGCGCTGACCGGGTAGACAGTCTCATATCGGCCACCGGTGGGGCCGGTCATACCGGTGCCCATCTCTTGGGTGTTAACCTGCTGCCACTGGGCAAATCGCCCGGTGGGGCCAGTGATGTTCGCAAAGATCCGAACACCCTGAAATGTCCCGGTCGGTCCCGTCGGGCCAGCGATCACTCGAACTTTCTTGAGTTCGGCCATCAGCCTACGCCTCCGCTAACCGGCTTGGAGCCGGGCCCAGGCTGATTGCCGGTGAGATGCGTCTGCGGCCCCATGCTCTGCGAAAGTGGCGACGGCTGCCGCCCCTGGGCCTGCGCGGCACCATGCGCCATGGATCCCGCCTGCTGCGGCGAGGACTGCTGCTGACCAAGGTCCATATCCGGGTTGTTTGTGCTACTCTGGCCCATTGATGGATCACCGGGCGTCCCGATGTGCGTCGGCTTGCCTTCCGGCATCTGCGCATGCGAAGCGAGCACACCTGCCGTGAGTTCGGTGGTGATGCGCTTGACACCGGCTTCCACGCCGCCGGCGACCGCTTTCGCGACCGCGGCATCGATCGTGCCGGCCTGCTTCGCCTTCTGCTCCTCGTGCACCATCTTGTCGATCTGGTCCTCGGACGGGACAATCTCTTCGCCGGGCATGCCGATCGTGGTCGAAACCGAACGAAGCACAACCGAGCGCCCCTTGATGCCCATGATCTTCAGGTCGGTCGGATTGTTGGTCGCCGTCAAGAACTCGATCTGGCGCTGACGCAGGGTCTCGCGCTGGATCGCGACGTTGACACCCTGCACCGTGAGACGCTCCTCGCCGGTGAGCAGGCCGCTGGTGTCGGTGAGCAGCAGCAAGTCCTGGAGCTGCATCATCGAACCTTCGATCACGTCGCGATCAATATTCGCCGAAACGGTCTGCAGGATCTTGCTGGCATTGCCCATCAGCATGGCGAGGCCGGACGCGGTGCGCCCCGCACCACTGCCGCTCTGTCCACCGACATACTTCGGAATTGCCGACACATCGTCCGCAATGGCCACAAATTCCTGATAGACCGAAATAAGTTGCTGAGCGTTCGATGCCGGCATGAAGAAGCTGATCGGCTGCTTGCCGCTCGACGTCATCGGATCGTTGCGCGTGTGCCAGCGCTTCCATGGATACATGTCCTCGCCGTTCTCTTCCGGCGCCAGCATGTCATCGTTGATGACTACCTGCGGGCCGGACGAGATCGAGATGTTGTTGATCAGTGATCGGAGCGTGGCGTTTGCGCTCTCCTGCAGGTCCTGAAGAAGATCAGTGAGGCCGTTGCCGACGGGCGTGCCCGGTACCTTCTCGAAAGAAGTGATGAAATAAGGATGGCGCTGCCGGGGAGACGGCGACAGATGCGCTTTGATAACGTGGCTGCCAACGACCCACACCTGGACGTGATAGTCGCGCAGTTCGTCCTGCACCGGGAGACCGTAATCCTGCAGGATCCGCCCTTGGACATTCCCGTTGAACTCCATCATCGAGATCATCCCCGACCGGTTCCAGGCGGGGTTCTCGCGGTTCTCCAGCACGCTGCGCTCGGCGTCGGTGGTGTCCCAATTGTCGTAGAGGCCACCACGGCCATATTCATCAAGCACAGCCCGGATCTCGGCAGTGTTGTAGCCGGGCAGGTCGAGCAGGTCGTTCAATTCCGCGCGAGTGACGCGGAGCTTCTCGATCACGTTTGCGTTTTCGATGTCCGAGACGCCGGGAGTGAACCAGATGTCGAACGGCGAGACCCGGTTCCAGGTCAGGCGCGGCTGCTGCTTGACCGTCGGCTGGCCGCCGCCAGGAGGCCACACCACGGTCGGGATCACCTTGACCACCGGCCCCTTGATGCAGGCGAACGGAAAGATCGGCAGATCGACAAGAAATTCGGCGAGGGCGTGGTAGTAGCCGCCCTGGGTCAGCATGTCCTGGATCTTGTCGCTCGACGTGCGGGCCTGCTGCGTTGCCTTCCGGCGCGCGGCGTCCTGCGCCTGCTCCAACAGGGCGCGCTTGCGTTCGGCGAGATCGCTATCGCTCGGCGGCTGGCCAAGCTGCTGCTGGACCTGCTGCGCTTCCGCTTGGATCAGTCTGTCGATCTTCGCCGCGATATCCGGCGGCACTTCCGGATCTTTCGGCGGTTGCAACGACCATGGGATATCCTGCCCGAGATAAATGTCTCGCAGCAAGCTCGAAGCTGCGCGACACTTCTGGGCGATCAGTCGAGCATAGACGGTTGATCCGCCCCATTTTGTGATCTCCACGAGTTTCGTCGGGTCGTACTGTCCATTGAACGAACGGAGCGCGGCGAGCATGCGATTGCTCCAGCCGGCCTGCGTATTGCGATGGTTTCGAAAAATCTCAAACTGCGCGCGCACGTAGCCGGCAAGCTCGGGATACTGCGGCTGTGCCGGCTGCGCGGATTGCGCAGCTTGCGACTTCGCAGCGGCAGCGTCCTGGAGCTGCTGCTCCAGCTGCGCTGGCGGAGTGAACTGGATGACGCCGGCCTGTCCGAGGGTGTCTGCCATGGGATATACTGATCTCGCGCGTGTAACATAACCCCCTCGCATGGCGGGTGCTAAAAACTCCTTAATGCAGGGGCACAAGCCCTAGCTAAATGTTAACCGCGAGCTGCCATCCCTGGGGCGGAAGAGGAGCACCCCGATGGACAGTCATCACCAGCTGAGCCAGTGGCTCGGAAGCGGAGCAAGCGCCGCCGCGATTATCGGCGCATTTCTAGGGTGGGCGCCGGCGATCGCGGCGCTCATCGCCGGAATTTGGTACTGCGTTCAGATCTACGAAAGCCGGACTGTCCAGCGCTATATGGCGGGGCGCCGGCTGCGTAAACTGGCCCGGCTGAAGGCGCGCGTGCTGATGCTGGAAGCCCAATCAAAAGATCCCCTCCCGGGGTTCGATGACGACGACCGTTAAGTCCACCCTGCAGCGGATACAGCGTTGCGCTTCTTCGTTCGCGGACGAAGCCGGCGGCTGATCTCCGGAACGATACCGCCGTGCACGACAAGCGCGACATACTGCAGATCGTCCGAGACGTGGGAGAACCCCTCCTTGTCAGTCTTCTCCGGCACGGTCTTGAGCGCGCCGGTCTTGAACTTCGTGAACCGGTAGCCGCCGCTCATCGCGCGACACAGGAACGGCGCGCCGCGGCGCGAGATCATCAACTTCGGTCCGCCGTTCACCTGCTGCCCGAGCAAGGCCTCCACTGCGCGCAGACGCGGCTCGATGTCATTGGTCGGTGCCGGGAAGCACGGCAGGCCGAGGCGGCTGAGCGCATCGAAGCAGCTCTCCTCACTGACGTTGCCCTTCGCCACGCCGCTCGGGTCGCCGACAACACAGACGCGATACCCGATATATTTATTGGAGAACAGCACGGGGCGAAGCGCCGTCTCGACGTGTTTCTCCAGGCCGATGTTCGTCGCCGGCACCTCCTCGTGCACGATCAGCCGGCCGAGGTGGTCCATTTGACAGATCAGGCTCCACGGGTTGCGACCGAAATCCTGACCGATCAGGATCGGATACCCCGGGATCAACAGCGTGTCGTCGACGATATGGAAGTCCGACTTGAACGTGTTCTTGAAGACCGCGGCGCCGGACGGATCGTCGCCATACTCGGCCTTGACATAGCGGCGCACCCAGTCGCTGTCCTCGCCGTACATCTGGACAAAGCGCTCGTAATACTTTCGTCCCTGCGCGAGGCGCACCGGGTGGTCAATCGGGAGGGCGATGGTCTCTTCGTTCTGCACGAGCCAGTTCAGGTTCTCCGCATTAGGCGCTAGACCAGAAGGCTGCTTGAAAATCTGAACACCGGGCGGCGGGCTCTCCATGTACGTATGCCAAGGCGTCATCTCCGTCGGGAAGTTCGTGTCGGCGATGAAGCCGTGCCACGTAGGTGTTCCCTGAGCGCCCGAAGGATAACGACCCAGACGACCACTGATAGGGCCAACAACGTCAAGGTCCATCTCAATGCACTCAGAAAGCCACGCACCCGTGAGCTGCATCGAGAGCAGGCGCGCCTGATCCTCTGCATCTTCCAGAGGGATGAACACCCATTCCGAGCGCACATCGTCGAACTCCAGGTGGAACGTGTTTTCGGACACCTTCCAACGACCGAGGCTGCCCAGCCAGTTCTGGCAATCCTTGAGCACCGTATCCTTCAACTGCTTAAGGGTTTGTCGCACGATGGCGTGGCGCGTGTAGCGGTATCCGTCCTTCGCCCTGCTCTGCAAGAGCGAGCGGCGCAGCAGCTCGATCACCGTCGCGGTGGTCTTGCCGGATCCAACCGGGCCGGCAATCAGCCGGCCGAACGCTTCGCTCTTCATGAAGCGCGCGCAGGTCGGCGGAGCTTGGTAATCGAGACCGGACATCAGACTACCTTCCTAAAACATGAGCCGAGGCCTCTTGCCTCCGCACGGCGGAGAGCCATAATGGCCCGGGTACCGAGCGCGAGCAACGTCGTCCCCTGCGCTGGCGAGGCTCCGGGGCGGCCATCGACGCCGATAAATTTGATCTTCTTCTCGACAAACAATACGGCGTCGGCATGGGGGGCGAAAGATTGCCACCACGGTGCTGATGTTCGATCCGGGACCAAGGCCACCCCGTCGCCGTGCGAGAAGAATTTGTTGAGCCACGGCACGAGCCCGTTCCGTCCGCCGAATGGCGGGTTCATCCACACGAACCCTCGCCACGGCGTCGCAAGGCTATTGGACGTGATGAAACGACGCGCCGGAAGCCATGGCGTTACGGCGCGGCCGGGGCTCGCAACATCCACATCGAACGTCTCCCCCATCGCCTCAAAAACATGGGGCGGTGTGTACCACTCATCTGTTTTGCCGACGCACTGCTCATGGAGAGCCATCACTCAGCTTCCTCGCGGCGCGTGTCGGTGAAGTCCTGCCAGCTCACCCACGGCTTGGCCTGCGTCACGGGTTCGAGCTGCTTTTCGAGGTAGACCTGCCAGTGCGCGGTGATGCCGTGCTCCGGATGGGTAAACCAAAGTGCCTGTGAGGGTCGGGAGAACGGGGCGCGCAAGACGAGGTGGGCATACTCGTCGTAACCCTTAAGACTGTTGTTGACGATGAGCCCGGGGAGAGTGATGTATTGGTGCCAGTGACCAATAAGCAGCGTATCGAAGTCGCGCCCGATCTGAGCCTCCGATCGATGAGTTTTAAGCGTCCCGCGCATGATCGGTCCGAGGGCGCCGATGATGCCATCACCACCCTTAGTGCCCAGACTGTCACCATGAGTGAGCAGGTAGCGATGGCCAAAAAGATTGAAGGCACAGTCGGCAGTTTCGGGGATGCAGAACTGGACATGTCGGCTCTTCCTGAAATGGCGCGCGACGCCGCAATAGACGTTCCACTCGTGCGAGGTGAAGACGCGCTCCTTCATCTGCATCTTCTTGGTGGAGCGCCCGTGGTTGCCGACGACACACGGCACGAAGAGCTTTCCGAAGCTGGACGCCATCAATTCGAGGCCGCCGGAGATCAGGTCGATCAGGTCCTCGATCGCTTGCTGCGTCGTGCGATCGTTGGTCTTCATCAGCTCTTCGTGGATGTCTCCGCCGAGCATGTCGCCACCCAGTGCAACGATGCAGCCTGGGTAGGTGATCTTGGCGCGGCCCATGTGGTTGAAGGCGAGATCGACGGTGGTCTCGGCGAGGTGCTTGATGCGGCGCGCGGCGATGCGCTTGTCGAAGCTGTTGATGCCCGGCATGCGGACAACCTCTCCGTAGTGCCAGTCGCTCCAGATGGTGGCGGGGACACCGCGGGATCCCGCGCGGCCCTCGCGCACAGTCCACTCCGGCGGATCCGGATCGTAGGCGGCGATCTTGTAGATGTTCTCGCGGACCGTCTTGGCGTCGTCATGATCCTTGGTCAGCTGCTCGATCTGCTTTTTGTTTTCGAGCAAGATCCGGTTCTTCTCGCGGATGATGGCCATCGCGTCCGCGAGCTGAGCTTCGGTGGTCTTACGAGCTGGTCCGGCCATGACTTTTTCTCCGCAACACTTTCCTGAACATACGGTCGATCCCCGCCGGGGAGCGCGCCGCGCGAATATATCTTGCCTTCCCTAACGGGGAATGATCGTACCTCGTCTGGGCTTCTTGGTACCGCGGCGTGCGGCGCTGGCGTGCCTGCCGCTCTCTTCCTTTCGGTGACGTATCGTAGCGCTGCACGACGTCACGCCGCTTCTCCGTTCGACGGTAGCGAGCGTAGGACAGGGCGCGCTTCATCTCCCGAACTAATTGCAGTTGCGTTGACGGTAAGGCTCTTATCTCCACCAAGGTCAATGTTAATAGAGAACCGTTCTCCTGGAGCAGACGGGCCACTCTCGCGCTCACCAACACTGGCGATTTTTGCAAAGAGCTTTGCAGCCTCGACAACCCCGGGCAGGCCTTCGCCCTTGTTCTGCATCCGAGCACCCAGAACGAGGAGGCTGTCTTCGAGGATGGCCGCAGCTTCCACCTTAATGCGTTCCTGGGTGGTAAGCGGGGCGTGCCACTCCTTGCAGGCGTTGGCGAGGGCTTGGCGGTAGAACTCGTTGTGCGCTTCGAGGAAGTCATACTGGGTCTCGGTCAGCCTGAACTCGTTGAGGATGGTGGTACGCTCCTTGATGTCCATCGCCATCTCGCGCGCCAGCTTCGCCAGCGCCGGCCAGTCCAGGTTCGGGAGATGGACAAGGGCCTTCGCCGCCTGCACGCCGGCCGGTGTCAACCCTGTCATATCGGGAGATGGCGGCGCTGCAGGCGGCTCGGGTTGGATTAGGCCCGGCTCTACAGCCGAGGCCGGAAGATTAGGCTCCAGGTTTACCGTGGCGGTAATTTCTCCAGCCGGGCTTGACATCTCGGGCGGGGACCAAACCTCGCCAGCGAGAACCGCATCGAACCCTGTGTCGACCGTCTCGGTCAATGAAGTTTGTCCTGAGTTGTCGGGCACTGCTGCAGCCGCTTCACGATGTCAATGACGCCCTCGCTCTGCTTGCGGATGACGTCGCAGAGCCCGTCGCGCGCCAGCTTGAAGCGTTCGGTATCCAGCGCGCCTTCGTTATAGACGTCTTCGACGTTGGAGAGCAACCACAACTTCGCGGTCTGCGCATAGAGCGCGAGGCACAGCGAGGCGGAGCTGGTGAACTCCTCCCGCGTCACCTTGCGATCGTACAGGTCCACCAGCGCCTGGACGGTGCCGTGTTGTAGCCGAGCAACGTTCTCGGGAGATACCGCTGTCTTGAGCAGATGCACGATCAGCTCCTCATCGAATAAGGGGTCGGCCATTACGCGTCCTTCATGGCGAGGAGGCGAGTGATCGCGGCCTCGCGGTGCATCGCCGAGATGAAGTAGCCGAGGCCCCACATCGTCTTGATCTCGACTTCGTGTTCTTTCAGTTTTTTGCGGAGCTTGCAGATCATGACGTCGACCATCTTGATCTCGGTCTGCTCTCGGCCGGGCGGCCGGCTGTGCTCGATGACGGAGTGGAGCTGCTCTTTGGTGACTTCGTTTCGCTTCAGCATCAGCGCGAGCATGGCGGCTTCGAGCGGTGATGCCTTGAAATATCGGACGCAGGCGCACTTCAGCTCATTCTCGGTGTCCAGGTGAGTGCCGGTCAGGATGGTCCGAGCGGATCGACTTGCCCCCGGCGGCCAGTCGTCTTTGGGCATCTCGACGATTGATCCTTGGGCGATGGCCCCACGCAAGGCCTCATAGATTTCTTCCGACGGCGTGGACGTGGCGCGGGCGATAGCCCTGACCGGGATCCCTTCATCTGCCAGCCGGACGACGACGGCGGCGACACGAGGGTCGATGGTTGTTTCGGGGAGAGCTGGCGCCAGCGCGTTCATGCGGTGCTCCGGGATCGATTGCGGTACGTCGCGACCGTAGCAACCCGCGGCGTGCAAAGTCAAGCACCCTTGCAATTCCGTTTCGCCCACGCGATGATCCAGCGCGGGACGTGGTTCTCGCGCGCGAGCTGCTCGATCGCGGCATCGGACATGCCCTGGGCGCGGTAGCTCTGAACGAGGGGGCAGCAGTGCGCAAGCGACCACGCGAGGTAAATCGTCAGCAACATCAGATCAATCCTTTGTGATGTAGGCCCGCCGCGGTCACACCCCCAACGGTGAACCGCCTCTAAAGGCTTGTTCGAGGACCGGGCGGGCCCGCCACCTTCTTAACTCGGGGCGGTGAAGGCTTCCTTAACATGGTCTGCTCGGCGTAGTCGGTGGTGTCGTGGTCCGGATTGTGCTCGCGCCCGAGCGCGTAGGCGGTGCGAATGCGCGCGGCATGCTCGGCGTTGGTCGTCGTGCCGACGCCGGTGTGCACGCAATAATACTGGAACGTAATGGAGTGCCGCTTCCCTCGCGGCTGACCGCAGCGGCGGCAGAAGCTCATTTCTTTTTCTCCGGCCACAGCTTGTCGACCAGCAGGATCATCACGAGCCCGACGAGCGCATAAAGGATGAATGCGGCGGCGGTGCGCTGCATCTTCTCGACATCCGGGGCGAACCCGTCGGCCATCAGCATCACGACAAGGAGCTGCATCAAAACCTCCATTGGGGTCCGCCGCCGATGCCGCGGGTAATAAGGTGTCGCCGGCGCACAGGTACATCCGCCGCGCGCCGGCGCGCTGTTCCGATGGGATCTTCGACGACGCCGGCGCTGCCTGTCGTCGGTTCGGAACAGAGACCGTCAGTCTGACCGTAGAGCGGCGCGCCGACGATATTGCCGTCCGAGGTACGAGGTGGTCCGTGGCGCGGGATCGAGCGCTCTCCGAACTTCGCCTCGGTGCAGCCATAGGTCCACCAGTTGTATAGCCGGACAAGCGGTCGCTGCCACCAGGGTCGGATCACGATCTTACTCCGGGGTTGGAGGGTTTCACCCGAGCACCAGCTCGGGAGCTAAATGGGAACCCGCGGCTGTGGTCTCACCGTGTTCCCTTCCCAGGCTAGAAGTCGTGGGACGCCGACACACCGTCTTTTCCGATCAGGAGCAACCATGGCGTTTGATCTTTTTGGGGGTGGTGAGTTAACAAATAGTAAATGGCACCTTTTTACCTCCTAGGTATTCCCGGCTGCGGTCTCGCGAAGCGAGACGGGGGCGCCCTGTCCAAGCTCCCCGGGGGGAACCTGAGCAGGGTGCCACCGTGGAGGTGGGCGCACCCTTGCCGCGTCGGGCAAGGGTGCAGGGGTGGTCACTTCGTGGTGGCGTTCAGGCTCAGGCCAAGCGTGCCGTTCGGAGTGGTGTAGTTGGTGAAGCCATGGGTGCTGGCCACAACCCGGCTCTTGCCGCTGGCGCTGTTGGGCGCATCCTTGAACGCGGCCTTCGAGATATCGATGGTGATGATAAGCGTATCGCCGTTGATCTTGACGTCCATGGTACTCTCCTCAGAGTTGCATCGAACCGGGATGGTCCGATTGCCCTTGCCGCGTCGGGCAAATCGGCCGGTCGGCCCCTTCGGGGCATCGCGCGTTCTTCACATCCGCGCACGCGTAGGGCATGGGCAAGCGAGGGCTTGCCCTGGGGTGAACAGTGCTAAGCCGGTATCAGGGTGTTACGGTAGCACCTTGTTAACTCGGGAACCTGAAAATGACGTTAAGGGTTTATATAATACCCTAAGGCGTTTTTGCATAGCTCCCGTTTTGGCCGGGTGTCCCAATATATGGGCCATAGTGTCCCATAAAACGGGATCATTTATGTGGTTGATATTGCTACCTTTTCACCTAATGGGCTCAATGGGCCGCTTTTTTTCACATAAGAGCCTAGGTACGAGTTATGGGAGGTCGTGCTTGCACCTTAACAGGAGATTAACAAGGTACAGCGGGCGAGCGGGTGGCTATATACGGCAAATGGGCCTTGAGCATCGTTCAATCAAAAAATGTCCCATTAATTAAACTCGCGTGTTTTTTCAAAAGGATAATTGGGCCGGGACGACGTTAACTGTTTGTTTAATACCCACAAACGTTAACTGTTTGTTTAATACCCAAATTTATATATCCGTCCCGAAAAAGGGGTGGCCTTTGAGCCCATTTGTCCCCTTACACCCTAAAACGGCTTCAGCTCTACCAGTTCCCGCATGGCTGAATAGGGCCGACTTGATACCTTTAACCATTTGTAAACTCGGGAAGGTGAAAGAGGGCACGCCCTAGCGTGCCCCTCGATGCCCTACGCTAAGCCGCGTGCCCCTATTCAAATGGGACACTTTCGTAGCTTAGCACCTTGATGTCCCATTAGACCCATTGACGCCCACCGCGCCCGCGCGATGCCCTCAGCGCGCGCGAGGCCGCCGCCCGACGCGGCAAATTCGTCCCGCGCCCTCGACAGGTGCAGGAGCCTTCCACAACCGGGCATTGCAGCCCAAACGCACTGAGGAGTGCACCACATGACCAGCTTCACCAAAGCGTTATACCGCCGTGATCCCGCAGCTGCTGAGGCCTTCTACGAGCAGCAGCGCATCGAGAACCGCATGCAGTATGGTCGGCACCCGACCCTGCCGCAGTTCACCCTGGCCTTCCACACGCCAGCCGCGGCGGCTGCCGCTCCCCATCCCGTGCCGACGTTCGGCAGGCGCCCCCAGCCCCCGCATGGCCGGACGGCGTGCACGGCGAACTGTGGGCACCCCGCCTGCAGCAACGGCTGCACCGCTCGCTGAGCCTGCAGAGCGCGGGCCGGGAGCTGCACGTTATCCGCGACCATCCGCAAGGGGTGCGTTGTGCAGTTCCCGGCCCCGCTTACCGCCACGGTAATCCCAAGGCAGCGCCCTAGCGCTGCCGGAACCAAAACACCGGCTGAGGAGCCCGCTATGCCCAAAACCTACAAGCCCGAACTGACCGAGCGGCAGGTGACCCTGATCAGGGTTGCGCTGCTGCAGCGCATGAACAACATCAAGGATAACCCTGCCTGTGCCCCGAGCTATCGGGATAGCAGGGAGCTGCTCACGACCGGGCCGCTGTCGCTCGCCGCGCTGATGGAGGTCTTCCGTGGCTCGTAAATACGCCGTGCTGGAGGTGCGGGAGATACGCGAGGAGCGCCAGTGCTCCCTGCAGGAGGCGACGAAACTGCATGTCGTCAGCACGCTGCTCGACGAGATCGAGGCAGCCACGACCACCAAGCAGTTGAAAGCTCAGCTGCTCACCTATATCCAATGGAAAGAAGGAGTGGAGTGATGTACGAAGAGAGGCTGAGGAGAATGTCGAAACTGCTGCGCGACGATGCAGCCAACCCCACCGGCGTCAAGTTCGACCTTGGCACGTGGTCTGAGCCCGACGCGCAAGATCCTGCGCCGGGTTTCGAGCAGCTCATCGCGGGCTGCGGCAATTGGGCCCTCCCCGAAGGCGTCTTTGGCAACGATACGGCGCGTGACGATCGCTACAGCGATCCCGAAGTGATCAAGGTGCCAGTGTCGTGCGGTACCAAGGCATGTGCGTTCGGCCTCGCTGCGATCAGCGGGGTGTTCAAGGATGATGGCCTGACCTATCGCTTCCTGCGCAATGGGGCGCATGCGTATTCGGGGATGCTGCTCCCGGCCATCAAGGACGACAGCGGCAGGTGGGTCGAGGGCTTCAACGCTGCCGCGGTGTTGTTCGACATCACCGACGACGATGCGCAGTATTTCTTCGATCCCAGCAGCTACCCCAACACGCCGCGGGAAGCCGAGGGCGAGATCGAGGTGGCTGATCGCATTGACGCCTTCCTCGCCGGCGAGATCGACCAGCACTCTCATCCTGCGTATCGGGATCGGCCTGAATACACGAACAACTGAACGCTGACGTTTCGACACTGCCCCCACATCGTTGGGGGCAGCACGAAGCGCCACTGCTTCAAGGTAACAAGGGAGACTGGGAATGAAGTTGAAAGGCAATGCGCTGGCGACGGCCACCAAGAAGGCCCTCGAAGCGAAACGATTGGAGGATCTGCAGCGGGCGGAACAGGAGGTGGCGGGCAAGGTGCGCGGCCTGCTCAGCCGTATCGCGAACCACGAGAAGAATGCGAAGTCCTACCGCGAGCTGGCTGCGGCACAGGAGGAACAGGCCGGCGAGCTGCAGAAGCGGCTCGATCGCCTCAAGGCGGGTGACGCCACGGCGATGGAAGACCCCAAGGAAGAGCCCAAGCTGATGTTCCCGCGGTGGGCCGATGTTGTCGACTATGATCGGTTCATGGTACGCAATCTGAACCGGAAGCTCTAACCCGCAAGGGGCGTCCCTCGCAAGAGGGGCGTTCCGGCGGTGCGTGCAAGCGACAGTCGGCGCTAGACCAGCCCTTGAGGCTGGCGGCCCATGGACGGCGAGACCCTGCAGGGCTGCACGCACCACCGGAGCGCTATGCTCCATCAACTGAGGAGTTGAGAACATGTTTGACCGAACGAAGTTCTTCGTGAACCCGCAGCACGACAGCGAGGGTTTCACCATGAGCGATGCGAAGTGCGTGGGCTGCGCCCCTGACGAGATGTGCCCGCGCTCTGGGCACTGCGAGCGCTACAACAGCCCGTTGCGGCTCGCCGCTGACTACGGTCCGCTTGAAGTCCGCACCATGGCATGGCTGATGCAGGGGCAGCAGGACAAGGGCGACGCCTTGCGTGCTTGCTATGGCGGGTTTGAGCACCCGACCGGCCGCAGCCCCAACCCGCCCGGGTGGCAAGAGTTGGACGGTGTGAAGCTGCCCCCGATCACCTGGGCCGAGGTGAGCGACGAAGAGCTGGAGCAACGCTTCCAGGCGTGGCTGCATCAGAGCACCAAGCCGGAGAACCTCTATGCGTTCCGTCAGCGGCTGCGCGAACGTGTCAACGCCATGGTGCAGCGGGCGCAAGGGATCGAGAAGCTGAGTGACAGCACGGCGCCTGACGCATACTTCGGGTGGAAGCACGGCTAAGGAGCGCGTCATGACGATCGTGGTCTTTGGCGGAGTTGGCACGCTGACAGTCGTGCTCATTGCAACCGCGTTTATAATCAGGAGCTATCGCTGATGGCACGCAAGACAACGCACGAGGTGCTCGTGCACGCAATCACCGAGGACGGGATACCCGCCCTCCGGCTTGTCAAGGTGACAGCGCAGTACCATCGCATCGTCGACGGTGCGCTGATCTTCCGCAACTACCGCAACAACGACTACCCGGAGATGGTGCAAACCTTCGCGGCTGGTCACTGGCTGGAGATACGCTGATGGCAGCTAAAACCAAGCTTGATCTTACCCGCTACGATGCGAGCGAGCACGGCAACTTCGCTGTGATCGACACCATTGGCGTGCCCCACGCCTATTGCATCGGGCCGAAGCATGTCGAGTACGCCAGCAAATATCGCTGCGGCGTACTCGACGAGGACGCGATCAAGGCGGCGGAGCGCGGCGGTGCGAAGTGTTGCACCTGCCATGGCCAGCTCGCGTACAAGCAGCACGAGATCGCTCTGCTCGTCGAGTGCAAGGCGGAGCTGAGGGGAGAGGACGGCAATACCAACCCCGAGCTGCACGCCTACCTCCTGCAGTGCAAGCCCAACTGCGAGGCTGACGGTTATGTCGGCTTCGCCTTTATCGAGGCAAAAGCAGCATGAAGCGGCTTAGGCGTTTGCTGATGCACCTCGTGGTCGGTTTCGTAATGGGAGCCGGTCTGGCGATTGTTATCACCGGTGTGTGCTTGCTGACGGAGTGGCCATGAGACCTGTCTTGCCCTGCCCCCTCTGCACCGCCCGCCCTGCCGTCGTCATGATGTGCCCGGACTGCTGGGATCGGGTACGACGCAGAGCTGATCTCTATTCTGCCAGCTGCATTCTAACAACGGAAGAGCGCGCCAATCTTCTGATGTTCGAGCGCTTCGCTCCGATGGACGCTGGCTGGCGCGAGACTTTCGTGCAATTAAAGCCGAGGGTTGGACTATGAGCGAGGGCTATCAGGTCATCAACGGGGTCACCAATCCCGCAGCGAGCTGTCAGGACAAGGTGATTGCTCGCGTGGTGTTGGCTGGCTGGTGCATTGAGCCGTTCCCTATACCGGGGGGCCAACGCTACACCCTGTTCAGTCCGAGAGGCGGCATCAATGGCTACTATATCAGTCGCTACGCTGCGGCTCTAGCAGCTGAGAATATCATCTACGAGGAGACATGATGGGGTTCTACCC